GAATCTTCCTTTGATTGTGGAGCATATAAAGGATCATGTCCACCGATGGCTAAGAAGTCATCCTTATACATAGCCCACGGAGCAAATATACCCTCAGTTGTTTCATCTTCTCTTGTTCCAACGAAGTCTGATATAAAATTCAATAATCCGTGTTCATCAAACTCTTCTGGTTCAATCCCAAAATCTTTTAATATCTTCTCAGGTCCATCCGGATGTAGTGGTGGTTCAATGCGGGTTGCACTAACTACTTTACCTCGTTCTAAATGTTTAAGTATCTCTGTATCTAAATTAGGGCAGGCGTACATATCAGCGTGATAAATCATTATGATATCACTTGTAGCTAACTCCACTAACCTATCATACAGTATAGTGTGCCCTAACCTATCTGGTCCACTATTTCTTATTATCCGTACATTTTTATCTTTTTCAGCAATCTCTTGCATCCATTCCCAAGTTCCGTCATCAGAGAAATCGTCAGCCCAACATATCTCGTGCCTGTAACCTAAGTTCTTTCTGATGCTATTGTAAGACCACTTTAAATAACGTAGGTTGTTCCTACTGGGTTGGATGAAACTTATAACTTTATCCATTATCTTCCCTAACTTTATTATTAGAACTCAGAACACCTTTCAGTAAATCTGATTGTGTCCCTCCCTTTTCTGCTATCTTACTTAACGCTAACGTATCTTTAGGTAAACACTTACCACCAAATCCCCTTTTCTCTTTAAATACAGCTGTATGCATTGGATGTATTCTTGGGTCGGCCAGCCACAGTTCTCTAACTTCATTCCAATCAACACCAGACGCTTTACATATATCATATAACTCATTACAAAAAGCTATTTTTGTAGCATAAAAAGCGTTCTCCATATATTTTGCCATTTCCGCAGACGTACTATCTGTTGTAATATATCTTTTACAGGGTCCTGTAACTGGTAAAAATAAATCAATAACTTTACTACAAGTTTCTTTATTACCGCCAAAAGTATAAAACGGTGTTTCTTTCATATTTTGATGAAATTTATATGGAGTCCAATATGTAGATTCACCTATATACTCCGGTGAAAAAACTAAATCTTTATTAAACTTTTTGCTTAATCTTTTAGTAGTTCCAACCTCAACCGTAGATTTTATAATAATCAATTCTGTATCAACCCATCTAACAGATTCTTCTACTATAGAAATATCACAACTACCATCTTCACTTTTCGGTGTTGGTACACAAACAAATGTAACATCGCATTCATTAACTTCAGCTTTAGTTGTTTTATATCCTGCTGGTGGATCGTAGATAACTAATTCGTAATGGTTTTCAAAGAACTTTTTCATAGCCTTTCCAACATAACCATAACCTATTATTGCAATTTTACTCATTTATTAAATCCTCAAATATTAAACTTAAATATTCAGTACACCTTTCTTCTATATATAATGAACTCTCATAATTCTCTCTACACATTATACTACACTCTTCATAAAATTGACCATCCTTTAACCTACGAGCCAATTTCATAGCCGTTTCCATATCCCCATCATCTACTGATAACAACGGATGTAACTCTTCTTGTGTATCCAATCCCTTATACCCAATACAAGGTATGCCGTGAAAAGCACAATTTAATGTAAATGTACCAGCCGCATGTGTTGGCATCAGATGAACCCCATACTTAAATTTACCTAAGTTATTTATCCACTCAACCCAAGTCATATAAGGAAAGTGATTTATATCCATCTCATCTTCTCTGTCAATCTTTCTACCCATTGATGGGGCTGATATTGGTACTCCAAACTCTTGAGCTACTATATAAGAATCAAATCCACCATACCATCTAACCATATTACCACCGATTATAACTGAGTCATTTTTTCCTCTATTCGATTCAATACCCAACCTTTCAGCTAACATTAGTGTTGGCATCTTATGAACAGGTTTATTCGTCAAACCTTTATAGTATTTCACATCCTTATTATTATGAGCAAATAACATATCAAACTCTGTAAGAGCATTATACCACCAAATCTGTTGTTCCATAGTATAGTCTTGAAATAACCAATGTGGTCCTTCTTGCATTGAAATAGTTTTCTTACATAACTTCTTTAAGTCGCCCATCATATCAAACTTCATTAGTTCTTCTGTATTTGTTTTGGGTAGAGTTACAATACCAAAATCAAAGTGATTCTCACCAAAGTGCTGTAGTACTTGTGGTATCTGAAAGATAGGGTAATGTTCAGCTCCTACTGTATACATCGTAGATACATCATTCCTCATATTAGGATTATCTAATCCAACCTTGCCTTGCCAACCACCTTCGGTGAACCAGACTATCTTATAATCTTTTAACCCCACACCAATTCCTTTATTTCTTCTTCTGTCATCATCTCAGCCGACTTTGAATTGTATGGTTCTGTTAATCTATCAGCGCCTTCATTCTCTTCCATACGAATATGAATATCATCACCATGTATATAGGTTCTATTTATTTCCCTTTCACTAATCAAATCTTCATTAGTCTTTTCGCCTGGTCTTTTTCCTACTATATCAATAGGTACTTCTTCATTAGCTATAAACATAGCTAAATCTAACATATTAATACATTTCATCTTATATGAGTTAACAAACCCACCACCATGATCCCGTGTCCATTTGATAGTTCTGTTGATTAAGTGTGCCGCATCTTCTTGTGTGAATATCAATCTGTTCATATCAGGATCCGTAAGCTTTAGTGGTTTACCCTCTGATTTTAACTTTAACCAAAATGGTAATACTGAACCATTACTGTGAGCTACGTTAGCAAATCTAGTTAATGCAAATCTATTAGCATTGTCATTATTACTATTCATAAACACTCGTTCCATCAGATACTTTGAAGCCCCATAAACACTCTCAGCCAAACAAGCTTTATCTGTACTGATACCAACTGTGATTGGAACGTCATTTATTATACTAGCCTCAACCACATTCAAACTACCCATCACATTTATGTTACAGCCAGCAATAGGATTAGTCTCCATCAAATCAATATGTTTCATAGCAGCTGCATGAACTACTACATCGGGTTTAACGTCCTTAAATACTCGTAACAATAGTCCTTTGTCCTCTATATTACCCACATAAGACTTTACCTCTGGATGTTCTCGTTTTAGTTCAGCTATCTTCTCTTCGTTTCTACTGACATTGATGTACTCATTGTCATTTAATTTGATAAGAGCTTTACCAACTGTTCCTGTACCACCTGTTATTAATATTTTCATTAATACTCCTTATTTATCAATATATTTAATTTTCCAAAAAACTCTTTATCTTTCTGAATCATAAATTTATTTAGTTCTTTTGATTTAACTTTGTATTCTTCGTGGTTATTATTTATAGCAATTACCATATCATTTAACTCATCAGCTGATGAAACGAAATTCAAATATTTTTCTGCACCATACCAATCAATCGTGTCATAATTATAAGTTATGATAGGGCATTCACAAACCGACATTTCCGTATATCGATTATTTATCATACCATGTTCTCGTTGTCCTTTTGCTATAATTCCAATAGCACATTTTGCAGATGAATATAATCTCCCAATATCCAATGGTGGTAATAATCCTCGCCAATGGGTAAATTCCCCCCACCCATTACCATACACATCAAATTCAAATGGTTGTTCCTTAAAGAATATTTCTCGTTCCAAATTATATTGAGAATCTGTTAATCGATTAAATCCCATTCCTAAAAATACACAGTTATGATCATATTTTTCATCAAATTGTTTTTCTTCTTCTTTGATAGCAGAATGATAATATTGATAATGTTCCGAAACTATTCCATTTTTTTTAAATTTTTCAAACATGATTTTCGAACCTGTGAATATTTTATCATACCATTTTCCTTTATAATCAAGAATTGCATCATAATCTATCAACACTCCACCAGAGGCGTGTAGTAGTATTCGTTGACATTTTAGTTGTTCTATTATCTTAAATGTTTCTTTATCTAACATCTCATAATACACTAAATCAAAATCCATATCAAGAATTTGCTGTACATATTCTCGTGTAGCAAGATTACCATTTAATTGTTCTAATGCATATACATCATGCCCTTCGGATTGGAGTTTATCTGCAACTGCTACATTTAGTTTATAGTTACCCATTGGCCAGGGTTGATGAAATACTAATATTCTCATATTGCCAGTACCATTTCCATGTTATATGGTTTATATATACCTATGTCATAATTTGGATTTATATCTAATAGCAAGCTCTTTACCTTGTCTAATGTAATTTCACTATAATCACATACCATATTACCATTAGAATCATACTGTTTTTGTCCAAACAAATGGGCATCATCTATTCCTATAATATGATTTTTAACATGATGTTTAGCTATTGTACTTAATTCTTTTATCAATGGAACGTCATCATCACCTCTGCTATACTTTGATGCCCCAGCATGCGCATCTAACCAAAAACAAACAGGTTCATCTAATTCCGATAACAGACTCTTTAACATCTCTGGGGAGTCTCCACATATTAACTTTAACTTATTATCAAAGTAGTATTCACTACCACTAAAGGATTCATCCTTTTTATTCGTATGAAAATCAAACTCTGATAAATCACCGGTGTGTTCCATAAACAACTTATATCTTTTAGATGCTACCTTGCATATTTCTTCACCAAGTTCTATTGTATATAACTTATCAAAAGGATTGAAGTTACCATTTGTCTCTAACATTCTATGTGGAACTCCTCCCATAAAAGTACCCGTTTCAACAAATACTTTAGGTAAAGTTACATCATGTTCCTGACAAATTGATTGGTATATTTCTGGTAATATATATCCCATTATGATAATAATTTTATATCGTTTGCAACCATTTTTGAAACCATTTGGTCAAATGATGTTCTCGGTGTCCATCCTAATTTTTCTCTTGCTTTACTAGAATCACCACATAAGACATCCACTTCAGCAGGTCTCATATATCTCAAATCATGTTTAACATACTTACTCCAATCTTGAATGTCAATACAACTAAAAGCAACATCTAAAAATTCCCTTATACTATAAGCTTTGCCGGTAGCAATAACATAATCATCAGGACTATCTTGTTGCATCATCAACCACATACATTCTACATAATCAGGAGCGTAACCCCAATCTCTTTTTGAATCTAAATTACCTAGTGTTATGTAATCCGATAAACCAAGTTTTATTTTAGCAACACCATCAGTAATCTTACGAGTTACAAATTCAATACCTCTACGTTCAGATTCATGATTAAAAAGAATACCACTAACATTAAACATATCATATGATTCTCTGTAGTTCTTTGTTATCCAATGACCATAAAGTTTAGCAACACCATAAGGTGAGCGTGGATAGAAAGGTGTTGATTCTTTTGCTGGATTCTCTACCATTCTACCAAACATTTCAGATGTTGATGCTTGATAAAATTTAATCTCTTTACCATACTCTCTGATAGCTTCCAACATTCTTAGGGCACCAAGACCTGTTACATCACCTGTTTGTTCAGGTGTATTCCAACTTTCTCCAACAAATGATTGAGCAGCCAAATGATATATTTCATCAGGATCACATTCTTTTATACATCTACTTATTGAATTTTGGTCTGATAAATCACCATTAATAAAAGTTATTTTACCCTCTAAATGTTTTGTATTTAATCTGTTTGGATATGAGGTTCTTCTTTCCATACCATACACTTCGTATCCCTTTTCTAATAAGAAATCAGCAAGATGACTACCATCCATTCCGTTAATACCTGTTATTAATGCTCTTTTCATTTATTCACTCTCCATTATTTTTGTAAAATCTTTATATGTATTAAATCTATTTTGAGACTTACCAAATACAGATAAGTTTTGATTAGCAAGTTGTTTTAAATTGGTATACCAATCACCCCTCTGATTAGGACCTTTTTCTTGAGTACAAACCCTATCACCTTCCATCTGTAAACAATACTTTCTTTTTATTGGATGATTTCTATTATGTACTTTTAAAATGTTCTTCACTACAAACTGTACATAAGCATCACCCATTATCTGAGAACAACTCCACATCACACTAGTATCATCAACCGCATGCCCTAATATACATCTAGGTACATTTACACCATTCTTTATCAAATCTGAACTTAATACAAGAATAGAACCATCAAATTGTGGTTGTCTCAATATTCTTAAATCTAATTCTTCAGCTCTACTATTTATATCATTCATCTCGTCAACTGACATTGTATATCTAATACTATGTGGTTCTGTAAATGCCTTTTCATTTCTTGAACCGTCTGGTAACTCAGTTTCATAATATTGTTTATCTGTAAAATCATTATGTTCTAATGATTTCCAAGAATCATCCCACATTTTTCTTAGAGCAAAAGTTACTACATATCTGTGTATATTATTCTCATTACCATAACCTTTAACTACTTCTAATGTACTAAAAGCCTCTTTAGGTAATAAAGCGTCTGACTCTCCCCATATTACATAATCGTTATCGACACAACCAAAGTAATTTAAATCTCGTCTATAATCAACCATTGTTATTGGTTTATCATTATCTTCATATATTTTATATGTAACATTACATCCAGTATTTTCAAGTGATGTGACTAAAGACTTAAACTTATCTATCAGTTTATCTTTAGATACTTCCTCTGTGTTTATCTTTTCAAAATATTCTGAAATATTATAGAATAAATCTACTGTAATATTTTTCTTATTATCCACCGTTTCAATAGCATTAATAATACTCTGCACGTGTTCTTTAACCATATCAATTTCATAGAACATTATATGTGTTCCAATTATATATTTATTTTCTAATTTCATCTTAACCCCCTCTAAACAATTCAGTAATATACTTTGAACCCTTAAAAGAATTAGATAACCAGGTAATAGATTTCCAACCAAACACCTTATTTATTTTGTACATAGTTAACATCGGAAACAGATTACCAAAAGATCCTAATCCAACGTTATCCCTATAATTACCATCGAGTGGTGACACATATGCTTCATCTCTAGGTTCAAATCCACCTATAGTTAACATATCACTATATCTAACACACATAAAACTTACTCTCACATGTTGCATTGGTAATTCCCCTTCAAAATAATGCTGATTTTTTGGATATACATAATCCAATCTTCGTTTGTTATCAAATTCTTCTGTAATACCTACTGGTATAATATGTGATGGGTCCCAACCAGGAAATGCAGGTTCTGATGGATTGGATGAATGACCTGGATTGTATCCATTACCCACCACAACATATCCTTCATCTAATTTTTTAATACACTCTTCAACAAATTCCCAATCATGTATTATCATATCATCATGCATACAAAATAATATGGTATCATCTTCTAAATTCAAATAAGATATAGCTTGTTGATATGCACCCATTTCTTCTGCACCATTAAAAAACTCTTTGTGTTCAAAATTTTCTTTTATTTTATCTGTTGGTTCTCGGTGACATGACCAAAATACATCTACATCATCTCTTTGTTGTATATCATTAAGGCCATCAATTAAACTATCTTGATTCATATGCCAACCACAAATAATAAACTGTTTTTTCATATAACTACCCTACAAATAACTCCCTCAGGAGTCCCATTCAATTTATCAACTGACACGGTGTGAGTAAAAAAACTTGTAGTATCTTCCTCTCCGATAAACTTATCAGCGACTAAAATTCCACTTTCAATATATTGATTAACCGATTTTCGTACACCATATTCGTCTGAAGGATTACTAAAATCATCAAAAACTAAGTAACCACCATTAGATACCAATTTTAATGAATTATCAATATCCGATATACATGAGTTCATACAATGATCTGCATCAATGAATACTACATCTTGTTCTTCAAAATTCCAATTATCTCTATATAAATCTAATGGTGTATACGTTATATTATCTCTATCCTTATTAATATCAGCTGCCTGTCCTGATCCTAATATTCTACGTTCAAATTCATTGGGCATATCTACTGTTATAACTTTTTTAAATAAATAACTTAATATTCTTGTAGTATGGCCTCCCCATGTTCCCAATTCTAGTACTGAATTTAAATTTTTATCCATAAAGTAATCAATTAAATCTGATTTAAATTTAACTGAAGTCGTTGATCTACCACCAGGATCTAACTTCCCAATCGCTCCCTTTAATATTTCTTGTTTTTCCATTCTCACTTCCCTTCAAATAAATGTTTATATGTAGCTTCCATCCAAGCTCTAGGATGTGGTCTTACGCCACAGTTAAAATGATATATCCATCCATATTTAGTATGTAACATATCAGCCCCCAAAACTTCAACTCTCATCATGTCTTGCATGTTAAATTCATAAGGTAATATTTTTAAATCAATATTATGTTCTCTTAATAAAAAATTCATTGGTGTCTGGTCAGTACCATTAAATAATTTGTTTTGTACTTCAAGTAAATTATCTTTATTATCCCAATAAAACTGAACAACTGATTTTAAAAACTCTTTATGTTTTCTATTAAAAATCTGAAATCCACCATTTATATATTCATAATATGGAAACATCTTCCCATTAAAAAAGTAATGACTATAATTTTCTATACTTCTGAGTATCCAATCGTAACTACCATAGTTATGCACCCCAACATACTTATGTTCTGTCATCTCAAAAAAATTAGGACAATTTGGGTGTACTAATGTATCAGCATCTACCATCAACACTTGGTCATATTCAATATTAGAATTTTCTAATATTTCAAGTACATAATATCTTTGCCAAGTTATTTTCATCTCATCATAGTCATGAATAAGTTCATTCATAACAACTAATTCACAACCATTTTTCTCACACCAATACTTCCAACTTTTTACTGATAAATCATATGCAACTTCGCGTAAGCGTTTCTCATCTGTTCCTTTTACATTTGGAATAAATACTATATTTTTCATTTATATTGCCCCTTTACAGCATCCCAAGTTTGTTTCATCATATCTTCTCTATCACCTCGTTGTGGAAATCCACTAAAAAACCATACATATCCATACTTTATAAAAAATGGTGTTTTATCTTCATTTAGTTGCCAATTATGAGAAAACCAATCAAATCTACTTAAATGATTTAACATAAATGGTGGTGGTAATTTACGAACCACATTAATATTATGAATTTGTAATAAATAGTTATATACCGGTTGGTCTGTTCCACGAGAAACTTTGTTGTTTTGTAACTCCATAATGCTATCATAATTAGTATAATAATATTCTTTAACAGTATCTAAAAATTTTCTATGATTCTTATCAAATATCTGCCACCCACAACTAACATATTTTGTCAAGTCAAAATTATAATTATTAAATAGATTACTATACCCACTTACTCCTTCATGTAACCATCTCAAATTTTCAAAAGACCTAAAACAGTTAACTTCATTCTCACCAACTAAATCAAAAAAGTTTGGAGTGTCCCATCTTACTATTGTAGAGGCGTCTATAACACCAACTTTATCGTAGTCTATACCAGTATTATCCAATTGGTCGAATACATCGAACCATCGTTGCCAAGTAGGTTTATGCTTTATATGTTCTGAGTCTGATGGTTTGTCATATATGAAAAGCTCTACGTTATTCTTTTCACACCAATATTTCCAAGATGGTATAGAATACTGAAAATACTTAAATCCACCGTGTTTTTTATTTAAATACTCGTGTTGACTTGGAACTGCAATTAAAAATAAAACATTTTTCATTTAATAAAACCTATTTTGTATATACATAAATATATATTAATTTTTCAAAAAACAATTTATTTTTTAATTTTAAAATAGTCTTCAACTTTTAGTATCCATTCGTTTTTTAAATCTTCCAACCTTCTATAACCACCTCGACCATGATGAAAAAATATAGGTTTACTGCCTACCCAACATTGTTCTGAATATGGATGTTTTATGTCAAGAACATGTTCTCTCCATAAATTATTATCTTTTCTGAAACTATCTCTGTAAGAGTTTTTTAATATCAACCATTCGTATCCTTTTTGTTTAGCGTGCCATGTCATATTACCTGCATTATCCCTATAGTCACAATTCCAAGGACTATCTCTCCATATACCACGTTCCACATAATTCTCTGATTGTATCTCATCGTATATATCTCTCTTTGAAAAGAATAACATAACTCTCGCTATACCATCTTCCCATGTACCATCACAAGTTCCCTTTTCAATCAAACCTCTGAAAATATTACCAGGATCCCATCTATTAGATATAAAAAAATATTTATCTGCTAGTTTCATTAATTCATCTGCACATTTATCTAGAAAGATTGCATCTTGGTCTACAACACAAACATATTTACGAGTTCCACTCAAAATACCAATGTTATTTCCAGTAGCACCATAGTGACTACCAGCAGCTACACTACATGAATCAATTAAACCAATCGTATCTGGTACACTTTGCGTAAATTCACCTTGACTACCATGTAATGTTGTGGTTGATTGATCAACACCTTTCAAGACAACTACTTTATCGTTATCTTTAAACATTTCTTTATGAAGAGCTATCTCATTTTCATTCAAATAGTTTACAACTACATGAATCGTGAATGGAACTTCTTTAAAAAATTTCATAATACTTAGAACCATTAACCTAACATAATCTTGTTTACAATAACTAACTACAACAAAATCTATACCATCTTTATAATTACTCATAATATTACTAAACCCTCTCGTCAAAGTATTTATTAACCCAATAGATTACATAGTCAATATCCTCTTCAAGCATTCCACTATGAACTGGCAAAGATATTAATTTTAACCACTCTACATCAGCAACAGGATAATCTCTATCCTGTAATAATGGAGCATATTTATGAAGTGGTTTAAAATGAACCGATGTATGTATCTTTTTACTAGCCAAATAATCTATTAAATCATCGCGTGTTGTTAAGGAATGACCACTACCATCAGGAGCCACATTCCAAATCTTCTGTGGTACTTTAGCACAATAATACTGAACGGTTTCTGTGTGATATGGTCTTTCTATAATTGGATGTAATTCCTCATTATATCGTTTCTGTATATGTCTACGAAATTCTAAATTAGCTGGTAACTTCTTCATCTGTTCCAAACAAATAGCCGCCATAATATCAATCATATAATATTTATAACCAATCAAATCCACTTGATAATCCCAAGCATATCCCGGCGTCGCACCACTAGCTCTACTCCAAGTTGAAGATACGCCAAACCAAGTCATCTCTCTACATTTATCCGCGAGTTGTTTATCATTGGTTGTTATCATCCCACCATCGCCGCATGGCATAGTTTTTACTGCCTGAAATGACCAAACTGCAGCATCTCCTCCCAAACCTGCGCCTGGTGTATAGCAACTATGAGCAGTATCTTCAAGTATAAACCCATCAAATACTTTTCGTAGACCTTCGTAATCAGCAGGAACACCAGCTTGATTAACAGAAATTAAAACTTCACTATTTGATTTCTTATATCGTTCTACATCTTTAGGATCAATACACATGGTATCCGGTAATACATCAACTATATTTGAAGTATAATCATTCCATAGTGGAATCATAGCAGTTGCTATAAATGATATAGTTGGATTAATTACATCTATACCCTTTAAACCCAAAGCCTTCATAATCAAATCTTGACCGTGTGAAGCACTAGTTACGGCTACAGCATATTTATGCCCAACCATTTTAGCAAATTTTTCTTCAAATTCAGCAACTTTAGGACCTTTACCCCACCATCCACTTTCAATAACCTCTTGAAGAGCTTGAATTTCTTCCTTGCCGCCTTTAGGTCCTAAAACTGGTAACATTTTCTCTCTAATTTTCATCATCTTTCCTCACGTTTAGTTCTAAATATTTAATAACCTCGTCTCTAAATTCATTATAGTAATCTATAGACCTAGTTGCACCTCTACCACCATGATGTAGAAATGGAACTTCATTTACCCAAGCTTCTTCTCCAAAACTTAAATTTAACAAGTGTTCTGATTTTAATTCTCTATTATTCCAACTATTTTTCAGAATAATATATGGTTGATTGTTCTCTTTCGCCCATAATGATAACAATCCATATGTATCTTTGTAATGACAATTTGGATACAAGTCTCCGGGTTCTTTATAAAAATTATTTTCTATTGTTTCTCGTTTTAAAATAGACCATTGTGGTATACATGGAATGTCAATGTCATTTCTCCAACCATATGAAACATAAGAATTTTCTTCTAACATCGGTAGTACGTGCTCTACCCACTTATTTAAAAAAACAACATCATGTTCCACTTGACAAATATATTTTCCATTTCCAATTTTAGTGCCTATAGTCATAGCTTCAGATTGTAACCAACTAGCAAATCCCAATGGTCTTTTATCATATTTACTATACCCATCCCAACCATAATTATCAATAAAATATTCTTGTGGATATTTTTGATTAGCATTGGTGGGTACAACTACCCCATCATCTTGGTTAACTTGGTGTATGCCTTCAACAATAACAACATTATCGTCTTCTCCAAACATTTCGTTAAGTTTTTTTAATTCAAGACTATTTTCAGAATTGTCTCCATTATTAACTATGTAATATTTATATGGATAGTCTACATACTTTTTAATACTTTCATGTATTAATTTTACATAATCTATTCGTTTGAAAACTACTGTTATGAAATCTATACTATCTTCATATGTTTTCATTTACTTGCCCCCTTAACTATAGTTCCGTTCTGTTTAACTTTATCGTACAATTCACCATACAACGTTTGTAATTTATTTTGAATATTTTCTGATTGGTTTGTCCAATCTGATGCACGAACTTTCATTGGTGGAAATGTATTTATATATGATTTATCTATTTCCAAATAATTAAATATAAGTTCTAGATTATTCCACATGTTTTCAAACTCAACAAATAATATATCATAGTTCACTTTCGCATCCAACCATGTATCTAAATGAGGTTCTAAACCTAACAAATCTTCACCATTATTTAAATAATCTTCAACAGACCAATTTGGATTAATTTCAGAATATCTCCCATTCAAATCCTCACAATGTCTCTGAATCCAAGTTTTATCAACTTGTGACCTTCTATAATAAGATAGTAATGCATTATATGGATTTCCATATATGTATAATACTTTAGTATCTTCATTTATTATAGGTTCAAATTCATTTTGCTCACCGTTGTAGCTAGGCTGTAAAATAGGTAATTTTGGCCAATGTGTATGCCATACATAATAACTTGTACCAAAATTTTTTGTTAAAGTTTTAGAACCAACTCCACCCCAAGCATTTAAATATAAATTATTCATTTATTTAAACCCCTTTATTAAAATAATTATTTTTTCCAAATGTAAATGTCTCATATTAAACTCCTATAAATTAAAATTATAAATTACATCACACACATGATTAACTTCATCATCAGTTAAAGATTGGTGTAAAGGTAGGCATAATGTTCTATCCATTATTTTTTCTGTATTTTTTAATGAAAGCCCATCTTCATAGTACTTGACCTTATGTAAAGGGTAATATCTAAATGAAGTATATACTCCATTGTCTTTTAAATGTCTAGCCAACTCATCTCTTTTATCTGTTTGAATATGATACATATAGTATGAACTTTCTTTATTGATTGGTATCTCTCGTGGAACATCAATCCAATCCACATGTTTCAATGTATTGTTATACATTGTATGTATTTCTTTTCGCCTTGATATAAAACCATCTAACTTTTTAAGTTGTTCTAAACCTATAGCAGCAGTAACATCATTTATTATTACTCTTCTACCAGGCAACTCTATATCAAATTCCCACCATTTGGTATCTATAGAATTTGAAAATCCACTAGCACTTTTTAAACCCAAGTATGCTTCATAATCAAGTCTTTTAGCTAACTCAAGGTCTTTACAATAAACTAAACCACCATCACCCATAACTAGTATTTTCATAGCATCAAATGACCAAAGACCTATATCACCGATAGTTCCTGTAAACTGATTGTTGTATTTTGATATGGGACTATTAGCATTATCTTCTATTAACTTAATATTGTGTTTATCACACAAATCCACTATTTCATCCATATCACATGGAACACCAGCATAATGTAATATTATTACCGCTTTTGTTTTTTTAGTTATATTTTTTTCTATGTCATCAGCACTTACATTTAAAGTTCTAGTATCAACATCACAGAATACTGGTTTTGCACCACAATTCACGATAGCATTTGCAGCACCTATAAAACTAACTGATGGTAAAATTACCTCATCACCATCAGTTATATCTAAAATATTCATTGACTGAAATAAACCCTCGGTACAACTACAGATAGTTTTAAAATTATTGGGATGTGATTTTAACTTTAATGAAAACTTTTCAACAAATTTTTCTGTTAGTTTTCCCTTTCCCAGCCAATTACTTTCAAATACCTTTTGTATTGCGTCAAGTTCTTCTTGACCAAGTGAAGGTTGATAAATATTAATCATTTTCAGGAAATACCTCTATCACTAAAACATTAACATCATTAACTACTAACATAGATCCATCTTTAAGTTTCATTTTTGTAAATTGACCTTGTTTAATTGAATCCGTATCAATACCATGATATGTTCTTTTTACCCCACCAACAAAATGTATTATCTGAGTGACATATTTACCTTGAACATTCACAGATGATTGTAAATTTATCTCTGGTGTTTTCATGGCATTACCTTTTTGACTTTCAAATTATCAATACCAGACTTAATTTTTGATGTTGTATATAAATTAAATTTTATACTTGATTTTTTCTTTACAAAATTTAAAAAAAACTCTTGCATCTTGTCAGTAGGTTCACCGCTACGAATTGCTACTTTTGTTGGTGCTTCATTTCTTGCTCTTCCATTAGAATTTGTCAAATATCCAGTATCATCATAAAAATCTAATCCTACAATGTTAACCTCATCAGGTTCAAGTTCATTAACAATATACAACAACGCATCTAAACCACTAGTAGGTGAAGTAAAGGCATATCTGGGGTGAGATATCATATCTTCTTTATTTATATCATCTAAATTTTTAACCGGTAATATACCACCACGACCTTCTATTTGTAAAATATGATTTGGAATTGGTGGCGATACTTCTTTCACATAAGGTAAGACGATTTTGTCAAAATTATATTTTTTATAAATATCATTAGCACCAGCATTTGGAAAATATGCAGCTAAACTTAATACATGAGTTACGGTAGAACATGCAGATAGATATTCATGTACTTGAATATTCTCTACTTCATAATGAAATGAGTTAACTATAACACTATGATCTACTTTGGGTACATTACTAATATAACCCAAAGAAGTTCCTCGACATAATAATGAAACTGTTTTCATTTTTTAATCCGAAATTAATTTTTTTATCAATGACAAATCATCATAAGTGTCTACCTGGAAACTTCTTTCAAGTGGCATCTCAACAGCACCAATTCTCCCACTATATCTCAATTTAGAATCTAATAATCTCTTCCGAGTTGTAATATAAAACGCTCCATTTTCAACATAATGTTCTTCAACTTGTTGTCTCATTGGTCTATTATAGATATCCCACTCCGATTCAACCTTCAAAGACCATCTCGGTATCCAATGTTCTCTATATACACTAAAAACCGAATCATACTCATCCATCATTTCTAAACCTTTATTTATATCCGTAGATTTTATTAGTGGTGATGTCGCTTGAATAAAAACCATTATATCAAAATCATTATTCTCAGTAAAATGTAATAATGTTTCTTCACTCGGTGACGTATCGGTTGCTATCTCATCTGGTCTCATTTGAACTCTTGCACCCAAACCACCTGCTATATTAGATATCCTAACCGAATCGGTAGATACCCATGTCTCATCTACATTTGATTTTAAAGATGATTGTATTGAATAATAAATTAAAGGTTTACCCTTAATATCTACTAAATTTTTTAAAGGTATACCCTTACTTCCACCCCTTGCTGGTATAACTGATATAATTTTCATATTTTAGTTAAATGTAAAGTTAAACAGCCTTCTTGATCAGAATAATCCTTTCCGTTTATCTGTTGGCCATCTTCCTCATATTCTATAACATGATTTTTAACTTTAAAATTACTATCTTTAATTTTAATAAACCACTCATCACTAGAAATCAAACCAGTATGTAGATTTTCTAAATTACTAGCTTCGTAAACTGGTTTCCAATTATCAGGTCTATGTGATTCTGGTACAAGAGCTATATCTAAAAATATATTACAATCTTTAGTAGTTACTCTGTATATATCTTGTAATGATTCTTCAATATCTTCTGGTAAGACATGTTCTATTACATCTGAACTAAAAATAACATTAAAATAACCATCATCAAATGGAATGTTAGGTAACGCACCTACTTTAAACCTATCATCATCATTTGGATTTTTTTTAATACACATTTGAATTGCTTTATCAGCGGGATCAATACCATAACATATATTTGAATTTACTAAACTATTTATTTTTGAAACACCACTTCCATTAGAACATCCTATATCCAACACTCTATTATTTTCATTAAGAGTATAGTTATCTACTAGGAAATCTAATAAGTTATTACCAGCAAATCCACTACTATGATACCCCCTATCATAAAGGTCATTGTATACTTTCTTATAAAAATTATTTGATTCCATAATATATTCTCCTATAGATACTTTGCAAACTTATCTTCTAAACAACATATACCATCATACGTACCTTGACCATTATGTAAATGACCACTCCAAACTTCAGTAACCCAAGAATAATCTATATCTGATATAATATTAAACACGGACTTAAAATCTATTTCACCAGTTCCTATTTGTAAACCTTCTGCATTTACTCCAAGTGCATCTGATATATGTAAATGAGAAATATAATTTTTAATAGATTTAGTATAATCCAATAAATCAACACCATAATCATTACAATATAATTTAGCATGACAAATATCATATGTCATTTTAAGATTAAAATATTCACAAAATGTTATCATATCATCTACTGGAGCAAAACTATATTGATGCCATTCACCACCCAAGTACCACGGCCTTGAAGGTAAGTTTTCAGGTATAATTTCTATATCATCTGGTGAGTAATCTATCTTCTTAAAGTTATCTATCACTCTTTCCATTTTATTTTGCAAAACCATATGATATGGTTCTACTTTATATAAAGACATACCTCCCAAATGGACTACTAATTTTGGTTTAGCTTTTTTCCAATTCTTAGAGATTTCAAGTGTCTTGTCGATTGTTTTTCTTAAAATATCAAAACTTGGATTTAAAATATCAGGGTCAATTGAACATAAATCAAAAATTCTTCTACCTATTATCTCAGGAGCGTGTATTATTAATTCAGAGTTGTCATTTCTTTCACTAAAATCGATGTCTAAATCAGACTCAGATAAATGAAACTCCATAACTGGAGCATTTAAAGTTTTATAATCTTCATAGTCATGAAATCTACACTTGACTCCCCATCTTTTTGAAAAGTTAAATTGACGCCAATCTTTTAATTCTAACAATTTTTTGAAATCAGTTATAGAAATATAATCACCTTTCTTAACTTCTCTCTTTAATTTCTTACCATAAAATTTATCTATTTCGTGTGGAAAAATACCCTTTCCCGGGGACTTAAACTCCACATCTCTCTTGGATAGTTTATGATTTATATGTAAGTCAATAGTAGATACTGTTGATTTCGCAAACACTTCTTTATTTAAAGTTTCTGCTTGGTTAACTCTCTTTTCACTACCAAGAGAATTTTCCAAATTTCTTATATCAGAAACCATAGTTTTGAACTCCGATGGTAATAAAGATGCTACATGGTCTGGACCAGTTTGATTCCTATCTAACGTAATATGTTTTTCAATTATTGACGCACCTAAAGATACAGCAGCTATGGGAATAAAAGTTCCACGTTCATGTCCAGAATAACCTACTCTTTTAGTTAACTTCTTTAACTTATCAATAAACTTCAAAGATATTTCTTCATATGGTGTTGGATAAGTAGAGTTAGCTAACAATAAAGAGAAATCTACATTATTCTTTTTATAATATGAAACACACTTTTTTATATCCTTATACTCCCACATACCAGTAGAAATTATTAATGGTAATCCATACGAATTACACTTATCTATCAATTCAAAATTAGTCATATCAGCAGACGATATCTTAAATTTAGACACCCCAAGGTTTCCAACGAAATCAGCTGATATCTTATCAAATGGAGTTATAATCAAATCTAACGATAACTCATCACACTTATCTTTTATGACCAAATAGTCATCATTATTTAACTCTATCTCTTTTAACAGCGGTATTAAATATTCAAAGTTCCACTCCGCGCTATTAGGATCATTCAATATTTTATCCGAATAAATCTCATTTAAATCCCTCTTCTGAAACTTTACCGCATCAACTTTACATTCCTTTGCTTTTTCTATTAGTTGCAAAGCGGTTGATAGTTTACCATTATGGTTAATTCCTATTTCGGCTATTATATATGTTTTCATTTATTAAAAAAATCCCCATTGGTCGTATACCAATCTATTAACTCTGGCATAGTTTCTTTTAGAAAACGTTTTGGCATCCATCCAATATCACGTAACTTATCACTATTTGATAGATAAATTGGATCTTGAAATAACCTATCATCCACATACTCAACACAATCATTAAAATCCTTTCCCATATTATCACAAATCATTTTTGTAACTTCCAATACATTATAGGATTCATCCGTAGATACATTGTAAATATTTTTATTCACACCTTTATCCATAACGACTTCAACGGCATCTACAAAATCATCTACGTTTAAAAAAAATCTAACTTGTTTACCAGAACCATGTATTGGTAATTTTTTATTATCTTGTAACTTACTAATAAAATAAGGTATTAATTTATCAGGAAATTGCATTGTCCCATATGTATTATTTAATCTAACAACTTTCCAATCTAACCCATAACAATAACCATAAGCATGTAAAATAGATTCACCACCAGCTTTAGTTGCAGAGTATGGATTAGTAGGTAAAGTCATTGAATCTTCATATAACGGCTCTCCATTTCCAATAACCTCATCTGTACTTAAATGTATTAAAGGTGTATTAGTATCAGAGCAGTATTTACTAAGATAATGTAAACCTAATATGTTTGTATCTATAAAATCAACTGGTCTTTCAAATGATTCATCAACATGTGTTTCAGCAGCTGAATTTATAATCAAATCAAAATCAGTATCTAATTTATCCCACACTTCTTTAGTCTGTAAGCGTTCTATAATTATAGGAATATTTACAGAACACAATCTATCAATACAAGATGTATGTCCCAAAGAATCAAATACTACTACTTCGTAATTTTTATTATAAAATCTATTAACTAAATGTGAACCAACAAAACCCGCTCCGCCTGTAACTAATATTTTCATGATATCTGCTCTACTCCACTTAAATTTTTAAAAATATCATACCAATACAAACAAAGCTTACGATAATCATACCCGCCCATAAACTTTTTTCTAATATTTTCATTTATCTCAACATTTAATTCATCAAAATTTGATAATATATAATCAATTTTTTCTTCTAAGTCCGACCAATCATACTTTACATCAATATATGTTTTACCTGGTTCATATATATCTGGTATAGTTTTAACTAAATCTTGATTAGGTTTTATCATTATAGTTCCATACTGCATACATTCAAAATCTCTGAAACATATCTCGCCCATACCAAATGGCGAAAATGATATTTTAGAATCCATTAGATTTTTAATATATTCTTCAAATGGTAATCTATCATATATCATATTATATTTAGATTTTAAGGGTTCTAAAACTTTCCATAACCCCCCTCTATGTTCAGTATAAAGGTGACTATTCTGTGATTTATGATCTTCATTATAATCATGATTACCTCTGAATATAGCACAGACATCAATACTTTTGTCTTGTTTTATTGGTTGAAAATTTCTATAATTTGGAACAAGTTGCCCGACATTCCAACCTGTAAATTTTATTCTTTTCCACATATCATCGGAAATATCATATGATAAATCTAAATCACTACCGCTACCCCAAAACCATTTATTATGAGCATAGGGAACTTTATAAGCATCTTGAGATGGTAACATTTGATTTTTGAATAGATAAGTAGCATCACTTTGTTCAAATACTTCAAACCCCCCCATCAATGAAGTCGAATCTGAACCCTCGAATAGAAAATAATCACCAGTAATTTTAGATAAATTATCTAATCCATAATCAATACTTTCTTGAAGAGATTTTTTCTTATCAATAAAGTCATGCATTCCAATAAATAGATAATCAAAATCATCAGAATCCGTTAATTCAATACTATAATCTCTTAAAATATCTTGTATAATACCAAATGGCCTAAACGTAGGTTCATTTCGACCAACCGTTGGATTTTGTATTTTTATTTTAATCATCTAAAGAAAAATTCTCATTTATAAATTCTTTTACCTTAATCCAACCTTGTCTTGGATATTTTGTGTAAATTTCTTTATCCCCCAACACAATAACTTCTTGCAATACTTCTTTTATTAATTGAACACTAGAATCATTTTCGTGACCTTCATACGATAACTCTATACCATCTTTATTTTTATATTTCATCTCATAATCCCAGCATATTTTTCATTTTGTTGTTCTTGTTTTTCAATCGTCTTATGATGTAATATACAAAAAGGTTTTTCCGTAGGTAAATGTGAATATGTTTGAAACCCAATCAACATCTCATGAACTGGTTTTTCCCATTTTATATTTGGTCTATTGCGAAATACTCGACCTTGCCAATCAGGAAAATTAACCCAACCTTCTTGATTAACACTCCAATGCCAATATTTAGCATGTTGTTCAGTTAAACCCTCTACTGTATTTATTCTTGGTAAGTAAATTAAATCAATTTCGTTCTCTTCAACAATACTATGTATGTTTTTTATCAACCAAAGACTTATCATCTCATCAGCATCAAGGTTAAAACTATAATCTCCACTACACATACTTTTTAAATGATTCTTCTGTGAAGCAAAATCACCCAATAGATTTCGTTGTTCAAATACTATATCGTGTGCAGATACATAGAAATCTAATAATTGTTTTGTTTTTTTATCATCAGAATAATCATCAAGTATTACAATCTCATCTTCAGGTTGTTTCCACTTGATTAAGAACTTTAGTAACTTCTCTAATGAATTCGTTTCGTTATGAGTTAATATGGAATAACTAATCTTCACTAATGCCAACCATGTTTAATTTAATATTCGTAACCTTTAGTGCTGTCAACTTAGTTGTTTTGTAACTACGATATGCTTGTTTAAATACATTATCAGCACTAACGATATCTGAATAAAATCTTTTGGTAGTCATAGCAGAACGTTTCTTTGGGTTAGCTATTTGTATCCTAAAATACTCTTCCTTTAATGATATTAGATTTTCCCTTTCATCCACTTCAGTTTTTTTCATATCAATAACTTTAAATAGTTTTTTCACCTTACTTGCATTAATATAATTAATATTCAAACCCTCTAGTAAGTTAGTTTCTTTATCACGATGTAAGAATAATAAAACAGGTCTTGGATCCTTAACACCTGATTCCGAATAATTAAACGTCACAATCATACCAGGTAATATCTTACCAATAGGTAATGTTTGTTCTGATAGAATTATCTTACGATTGTTGTATCTGGTCGCCAAGTGTTTTCTCCAATTTTTCTACCATTTTGTACGCATCACTAAAATGCGGAACTAAGACTTCGGTTTCTGGATCAGTTTGAGCAAATAATCTCCACTTCAATACTTTCTTTTCCACCAACGGAACTACCATGTAATTTTCAGTAGTAAAAACTGATGGTGCCCACCACCTATCACTTAAATTCCTACATACGTCTTTAAACTCTTGTGGAAATGGATTATTATCAATATGTGATTTCATTGCTCTATTTGAAGCAAAACCACAATGTAAACATTGCATATTCTGTTCATCATCACCAAGCAATACTAACGAATCATCGATATCAATATCATCTAACAAACAACAAGGGCAAGTTACCCGCAAAGTCATGGGATTCATCACGTTATCTTCTTTAATTTAGGTAGTTTTATCTTTGCTGGTTGACTTGGTGTGTCATTACCTATCTTTTTCAACTTAGGTAATTTCAAACTAACTGGTTGTGGTATGTGAGTTAAAACATTATCAAGTGTTTTATTAAATTTATTTGCCATAGCCTTTAATGAAAATTCTCGTCTATTTTTCTTACCTAATCGTTTTGCCTTCTTGGTTATTAATCCTTGTTTTTTATAAAACATTCTCAATTTTCTAACTACATCAGCTTCATTGACACTAAACCACTTTGATGGTTTAACAATAATTGGCTCCCATATCATAGAGTCTGGAACTTCAGTTAAACTACCATTAATCAGTAATGATTCTGAATCACTTAGGAAATCCAAATGACCACTCCAATTAGAAGCGATGACCGGTAAGTCACAACACGTAGCCTCAGCCATTGGTCTACCATAACCCTCTCCATGTGTACAAGTTAAAAAGGCTTTTATCTTAGGGTTATTATATAATAAAGACATCTCTTCAATAGTCAAATCACCATGTATTAAATAAATATTTGGTACGTTATCTATTTGTGAAAATTCATCTTTAATTTGATTAATATTTTTAACAAGTTCAGCTTTATCCAAAACAGAAAAATTAGCACCACTTGTTTTCAATACTAATGCAGGTGATTTGGGTTTATTTGCAAATGCCTGTAAGAAACATTTAATCATCAATGGTATATTTTTCCTATCTTCTCCATACTTACCTTTACCCCATTGACCTACATGAAGATAAGCCATATCTTCTTTAATTAAGTCATTTAATTCGTCTGTAAATTCTGATTTTAGTTCATGCCTATCCATTGGATAATATACGGATGTATCAACGCCCTCAAACAATACTTCAATTGGTTTCTCTAACTTAATTTGAGCTACTTTTTGTTTTGAACCATCAGGTTTCTCTTCCATCTTATCGTAATTACATTTTTGAAATGTTTGTGCTGTAAAATTAGATGGTACTATATTCAAGTCCATTTTATTCATACCAGCCAAAAACTCAGGAGAAACTATATCAGTTTCAACTCCAGCCGTAATTCCAATATTGAATTTTGCCCCATTTGAGAATTCATTTGGTATTCTAATATCAATCAATACGTCAGGTTGTTCTTTAATGTTATTCCCATCAATGAACGTACCCAAGAGTTTTTTATGCCGTGGAACTTCAGGATTTAAATGATTTCTTGGAGTACTACCCCATTTGACATCAATACATTTAATATCTAAATCATCTCTATCCATTATGGAATAAAATATTGACCTTGCGTGATCTCCATAACCACTACGAGTATTGAATGGTGCAATCATTAAAACAAATTTCTTCATACTTTCCCCATCGTGTAACGTTTTTTAGGTTTCCAATTATCAAAAGCACCGTTCATTGAATTGATAAAGTTCTTACCCATCTCTTGACTTGTCATTTGATTTTCTTTACAGAACTCAGCACCCAGGTTACCAAGTCTTTTTCTTTCTTCTCTACCTAAATCATAAAATTCACGTAGACTTACAGCAGCATCTTCAGGATTACATCTATCATCCCAAATATAAGGTGTCATCGGTGAACCCTGTAGTGATATTGAAGCTGGATAAACTGGCTTTACCCACTCACCATGAGTCTTGTATTTACCTCTATGGTTAGTACCGAGCTCAATATAATCTTCAGCAGTTAATAACTCCCCATCATCATCTCGGAATCCACATTGGTCTTGTAGTCCACCCGTTACATTAACGATAATTGGTGTTCCTACCGTAAGGGCTTCAGCACTACCTAACCCAAACCCCTCATTGGATGCTAAATTAATATATACATCACTTGTATTGAAAAGCAAATTCATTCCCATATCACCCATCGGTCCACCTTTATCATAAGTGAAACAAATATCATAATCAGGACATAAATGTTTATGAACTCTTGGTAAATCTGTTCCGTTATCATCTACGGGTTGGCAATGAAATATCAATACACATTCATCTCGTTGTTCTTGTGTTAATCCATCCATAAAGTATTTATAAGCCAATAATACATCATTCGGTTGTTTTCTACGAATATTTCTATTGCTGTAGAGTATTTTATACTTTTTATCCGATATTCCAAACTTTTCATCAAATTCTATTAATTTTATATCATCATCTTGAACCTTATTAAATCTACGAGGTGATATGCCATGTGGTACAAATGTAGTTTGCCAATCCTCATATTCAGGCAACAGACGATTATTGATTCCATAAGTTTGTTTAGATATTCCCATTAATAAATCACTACTTTTATAATAATTCGTATTGTATTGTGGATCTGGTAAATCATCCCAAATGTTATAATAGAAAATTGGAATATTACGTCTTATTTCAGCTTCCATATTATAGAACCAAATCCAAAAACGTGGATCCGTATAGTGAAGAATAGCATCGGGTTTCTCTACTGCAAGTACTTCTCGTAATAAATCTTCATTTCCATAACCATCAACGGGATAAATTTTCAAATACCCATCTTTAATCCCAAACTCGTCAAGACCTTCGGACATATCAACAACCTTACCTGACTCAGGATGTTTGATTGCTCCACCCATTTGAACCCAATCATATTCATTTAGTGTTTCCATAACTATATCTTTAGACACGGTAGCGACACCACTATGCATCCGTAAATCATCGGACATTAATAGAATTTTCTTTTTAGCCATTTAAAACCTCTTTAGATCCTGTATTACCTTTAAAGTATTTTTGTAATACATTTAATTTTTCATCATAGTTAGCAATAACTTGTAATTCCTTTTCAATAGTCTCTACTATATCTGGATGTTCTGCTACCCCTACTTGGTTTTCAAGTAAATTTTCCACATTGATTTTATGTTTTTCAATTTGAGCATTAAAATACAACTCACTAACTTTAATTAAATCTTCTCGATAATTCATTAAAATCGACTCCCACTTGCATATAGTTTATCATAGTTTTCTATTTGTTCTTTAACTACAACATTATTTAAATATTGATGAACTGATCTATTGACTAATTTCTGTAAATTCATTGAAGAATTAACAGTTTTGAATTTAAATTGCTCGTATAGTGTTTTTATTATTTTAACGGATGTTAATTTTGTTTCATGCTTCATAACCTTACCACTTTTGTATATACATAAATATAAAACTTCAATCGATAACGAGTGTTTTTTTTCCAAATTTATTAGCATAATTTATCGTAGACATAGAACCCTTTGATTCAACTCCTCTTGGTATGAATGCCACGACATATTCTGAATAGATAGCAATTATTTTATTACGAGCAAAAAAGTTTTTCACACTATATGGTCTACCATAATCCTTTTGATTCTTTGGGCAATATAAATTCCAATTTTCATGTTGTGGTGGAAACTCTTGATACTGCATTCCCAATTCTAAAGCATATTTTTTAGCGTAATAATCAGCGCCTGTTTTACACCCACCACTAACTATAATAGTATCTGGTCCTTTCTCGGTTTTTAATTTAAATATAAATTCCTTAATCTTTCTTCGGTTTTCATATTTTCTACTACCGACTATCCCTACTCTTAAAGTATCTTTCCCCATTTACAATGCTCCGTTTTTACAAACTCACAGAACTTACAAGCACTACCAGGAGAAGCATTATAATCTCTGTCTATTTTGTGGTTTCCTTCTTCATCATAGATAGCTTCACGAAATTCTGTGAATGCTTTCATGGTCTTATTGACACTAACTTTACCATTAGACGGTTCAAACCTCTGTAACCTACTGATTGGAAAATCACTTTGTTTTGCTATCTTTCTTTTTAATATCAAGAACTCTACTGTTATCTTATCCAACGGTACATTGAATTTCTCTGAATAGAATTGTTTATATATTAATAATTGAGCTTTCTTGTAAAAGTTCTTCTTATGATAATTTGTCCAACTTCTAGTTGATGTTTTTAAATCAATGATGGTTATTCTACCTGATATCTTATTTCGTATCACTACATCAAGAAAACTTTTTAACTCTACGTTCTCTTGTAGTTCCATAGTTATAGGCAACTCAATACCAACTAACTCGTAGTTCTTTTTCATAAAATACTTACCACGATGTTTTCTAAAGTGATCAAGTATAGCCAAACCATCTTGGTAAAACTCAATCATATCATCTTGACTACAAGGTAAGGTTTCTTGGTTTTCTTTTATCTTTGTAAACTCACTCATCATCTCTTCTTTTAATCGAGACTCCATATTAAGTTTATCAGCAGCTATAATAGAAGTGCCATACATAACCGTGAGATATTCTTGTATGACGGTGTGGCAAGCTGATCCGAACAATGTATGAATATTACCTGTAAATGTTCCTAACTTATCTATATAACGAAGTTTCCATTTAAGGTTACATTCGTTATAACTTACAAACTGACTATGTGATACGTGTCCCATTATACTATCTCGTCAATCATACCATAATCCAAACAAGTCTGAGCATCCCACAATAAATCACGTTTTAATATTTCATCAAGTTTTTTCATTGGTAGTTTAGTGTATTGTTTATAAACGTCTTTTATTGTTTTCATCATTAAATCTAAGTTTTTTTTCTCATCCTCAAAATTAGAATATGTTCCCCAAAAGTTACTACTTAACTGATGAATCAACATATAAGAATTTCTACTCATAAATCTTTTCTCACCAACTACAGTTAAAAAAGTGGCAGCACTTGCTGAAAATCCATCCACGTAAGTATGAACTGGAACTTCTGTTCTTATTATCGTATCCATAGAAGCAATACCACTTACGATAGAACCCCCACCTGAATTAATAAACAACTTTATTGACGGTGGTAATATACCAAGAGTTTTTGATAAAGTCAAGCTTTTACTTTCCATCTCCCCAATTTTTTTATTTAATTCGACACAACTATTACGATTAACACCAGAATAAAAATAAATCTTATTATCCTGTACTGATATGTGTTTATCGTTGTCGTCACCATTCGTCCTTTTAACTGGTTGTTTTTTTTCACCCCAATATCTTTCCATACTATTCCCAAATCCTTGCTAATCTGCGAATGAAACCCAAAATAGCTCCAAATCCAAAGGCTACTCCGGCTATTTGCAAATCACCAACATACATGGCTATTGAAGCCAAAAAGTACGCTGTGAATCTAAATACACCATAAATTGAAAATTCATTTTGTGAATATAACTTTTCTCTTCTTGTCATTATTTACCCCATTTTCCGTTTTTTACTATTGTTGCCATTATACCATAGTTGGACATATCCAAAAAGGCATCTTCTAATGGTTCACCCTCTACGGCATTAACTCTTCCACCAATCAACAAGGTCTTTACTCTTTGGATTTTGTCATTAATTCTGAAGAACAATCCTGTAAGAGATAGTTTTATATCTTCTTCTGTTTGTAATTGTGTTCCGACACTTATGTTGCCTGGGCCGTAATCGTGTTGCTTGTGACAGAACAATATGTATTGTTCTCTTTGTAATCTTTTAAATTCTTCAGTCATCTGTGGCCATTCTTGTTCCATTAGTGTTACAATGTCGCCGTGGTTGCCTGTTAAATAAGAATTTACTTCTTTTTTTGTACTTGATTCTTTTATGTATGTTTCACTCATATTTTACTCCGATTTCATACTTGAATATACGACATTTTTGCCATACAAGTCAAGTACTTTTTTAAATAATTTTATCGATGATACCATACTCTAAACATTGTTTGGCATCTAAGTATGTATCGTTTCTATTCATTCTCTTCCAAAACTTTACATCCTTGTTAGTTACTTCCGCGAGTAACTGATTAATATCTTTTGCTAATACTTTTAAATGGTCAACACCTCTCATAACATCAGTAGATTTACCAACCTCTACTGCAGAACCCTCATGTACCATCACAGTCGAGTGGTTTGTCATTGTTCGAGTTCCTGTACCACAAGCTAATAATACTGCTGCAGCACTCATACAAGTTCCAACACAATGTGTATTAACCTTAACATCCATGTTTTGAATATAATCAACCAACCCCAACATAGCATAAACATCTCCACCATAAGAAGCGATATTAAGATTTATCGCATCTAAGTGTGGATTTACCCTCTGTAGGTAATCCAATTTAACTATTGTACTATATAAACTATCAATGTCAAATTCAAAATTCATGTATGTAGTGTTCGTATATGAATTTACACCCCACTCCATCTCTGACATTGCGAATTGTTCTTCTTTTTTATAACCTTGTTCTGCCATTACTTGCTCCATATGTTTTTAAGTTCTTTGTCTGATACACCATATTTCATTATGATTGATGTAACCTGTTCTTTTGTTAATATTTCCAAATGTTGTTCAACCTCTCGTGTACTACATTCAAAGTAATCCACTAAATGTTCCATAGCCCATTTTTCAACTTTTGATTTCTTCTTTGATTTTGTATATCTAAGAAATGTTCTACCTCTTGGTATTATGTCAACATAAAACTGATACAAATTCTTTGGTTTTAATTCCCAATACTTTTGTATTTCATTTACAACCTCTAACCATTCAGATTTCATACTAAGAAATCTATGTACCATATAGTTACTCCAAGTTTTTTTATCAGCATCTGATAAGGAGTCCCAATACATAGTATTTTGAACATTAGTAATTTGTTTTATGTGGTCGAATAACGATTTTGTTTTTGCCATAATAACCTTTTGATATATATAAATAGAGAATATAATCTCTAAAATTTAATTTATTTAAAAGTGTTTCCTGCAACCCAACAAACACTTGTGTACCTTACACCTTTAGTGACTGGTGTAACTTGGTGTCCTGCAAATGATGGAAATATAATCAATCTACCTGGTTCTGGTTCAATTATAGTATCATCAAATAATATAAAATCTCCACCCTCATATTCATTATTTAAAAATAATACTGCAGTCATTTTAACTATACTAAAATCATCTGATGGATGAAAATCTGCGTGTGGTGTGTACCAATCTCCAACTTCATATTTATGACCAGTATATTCATTTCTATGAATCCCACCGATATCAAATTTATAATAAAGTTGATTTGCTAGTTTAAATGCGTTCCAATATTTTGTTAATATTTCCTCATCCGTATAGAGTGCAACATTTAAGTTACAAACTGCAGGGTCTTTTTTATACTTAGGATTAGAATCTGCACCATAGTAAACATCC